CCGTGGACGTGGGGTTCAAAGAGGGTCACAGGTGGATCAAGATGCTCGGGTTTGAACTCGAAGGTTACATGAAGGCATACCGGCCCGATGGGGCCGACATGCTGCTCTATGCGAGGATCAAGTCATGAGTGGAATGGAAATAGCAATGCTCGCTGCGTCTGCCGTCAGTGCAGTCGGTGCCATTCAGCAAGGCAAGGCCGAGAACAGCGCTGCACAGTTCAACGCTCAATCGGCCCGCATGGAGGCCGAGTCTCGTGAGAATGCGCAACGGGCGCAGGCCAAGCAGCAACTCGGGAGCATCCGGGCCGGCGTCAGCAAGTCGGGCGCCACGATGGAGGGCACCCCACTCGCCGTGCTCTCGGAGTCTGCGGCCAACGCCGAGATCGACGCACTCAACACCCGGTACTCTGGGCAGCGCGAGGCGGCGCTGTACGAGTCCCGGGGGCGCAACGCCAAGACCGCAGGGTACATGCGCGCTGGCACCTCGCTCCTGTCGAGCGCGGGCAAATACTTCTAAGGGGGCGCGATGCCACGACTCAATCTCTACGAAATGGCGAACCCTTTCAGGGCGCCACGATCCTCGGGTGCCGACTTCGGCGCGGCCCCGGCGCAGGCTCTTGAGGGTGCGGGTAACGCGATAATGGACATCGGTGAGCGCATCCAGCGCCGCGAGGAACTGGACATCTCGAATCAGGTGTTTGGAGAGTTTGATACGCAGGCTCTGCCAGTGCTGAACGATGTTGCGAACAACAAGGGAACATTGCCGGAAGTGTTGAAGCAGTTCGACGCCGGAATGCAGAAACTGAGGTCCGATGCGCTAGCGAAGGCTAATCTGCGGCCCGAGGCGCGTGCCGCATTAGAACGCCAACTCGACAATCAGATCACGCAGTATCACAAATCGGCGCTGAGTGCCCGGATCAAGGCCGGCCACGAGTCGATGCTCGCTCGGGTGAATCAACAGTTCAGCACGGGCGCCAACCAAGTCGATGCTGCCCCTCACATGTGGGAAGATGTGGCGAAGATGAACGAGGATTTCGTCAAGTCTCAGGAACCCGGCATGGACCCGCTGACCTATCAGACTGCGATGAAAAGGGCAAGGAGTGGACCGATTCAGGCTGCTGTCAACGCTTATGTTGCACAGGGACTGGTGGACAAGGCCGATGAGATTTTACAAAGACCCGAAGTCAACTCACTAATTGATCCTGACGCACTCCGCCCTCTGCGAATCAATGTTGCCGTGGAACGCGGGAAGAAGGCGAAAGAGGATCGTGAGGTTGAGAGCAACCGCAAAGCCTTGTCGTACCTGCTTGGGACAGAGGCCACGCGGGAACAGGCACTCACGGTGCCGGGACTCGCCAGCATGCCGGTCGTTCAGAAACTCAACGTCATGAAGATGATGAACGGTGGGCGTGAGTTGCCGCAGGAGACGGTGAACCGCGTACTCGGCATCGAGCGCCAGAACAACGAATCGTTGACGAACGAGTTGCTCGATGAGGCCGCAAATTACCGCAACATGACGCCCGAGCAACAGTTTATCCACCGTCAGAAAGCCGCGAAGGTTTTCGGCTTGACTCGACGAGTTGACGACAAAGGGTACACGAGCACATTCAGCAACATCCCCGGTGAACTCCTGAACCTCTACGGCATGGATGAGAGGGGAAATCTTGTCGGCACTGGTGGTGCCGGTGGAATCACTGACTCGGTGGCGGGTGGTGGAAAGAGTGAAACTCGCACGATGTTGGAGCAGGAGGGCTACCCCATCGACGAGCGGGGCGAGTTCATTCCCGGTGGACAAAAGGGTCAACGTGGGCCGGGTGGTCAGCGCACTCGTGCGGACTCAGAACCAGCGCGAATCCCGCCGACTCGCGCCTCCGCCGATCTGACGATTGATGAGATGCTTTACGATGTGTCGGGGGTTTTCAGCGCCATTGGTGAAATGGCTGCACGGACTCCGGGTGTTGGGTCAATGGCAAAGGACTCCCAGCGGGTCGTGGACTACAAGGCCCGGGTGGTCTCGGCCGGTAACAACATCGTCTCTCTGCTTCAGAAGAACGACAAGTATCCTGAAACTGAGCGTCAGATGATCGCTGCCGAAGTGGCGAAGGTTATCCGGTTGTGGGACAACCCCGAATCCGCTGCACGGAACCTGCGAAGCATCGCACTCAGTTTGCAAGACCGTCAGAAGTCTGCGGAAGAATTGCGAGACGATGTGAATCTCAACAAAGACACTCGGGACGCCGCTCGGGTCATGGCGACGCAACTGAAGAACTATCGGAAGCAGTTGGGTGTGCTTCAACCGAAAGACGAGAAGGAAATCAAACAACTTGTTGACGAAGGTGAACTGTACCCGGGTCGCAACTTCTGGACTCCCGAGGGCAAGCGCAAGAAGTTCACTCAGGAAGCATACGACGAGATCATCGGAGGCAAGAAAAAATGACCTCCGTGTTCGATGCATTCCCTGACGCGGACGACGAGCAACAGGGTCCACCTGTTCAAGGGACAAGCCCATTCGACAAATTTCCTGACGCCGACACCGAGTTGCAGGGACCCGCTCTTGAGGCTCGGATGAAAGGCGCGTTTGGCTCGGGAACCCGCGTCAACAACCCCGGCACCGAGGCGTTCACAGCCGGCGTGATCGAGGGTGGTGGGGCTGCGGCCGGCATCTACGCGGGCGCCCGACTCGGGCAGGCGCTGGGGCCCTACGGCATGGCCGTAGGCGCTGTCGGCGGGGCCATCATCGGCAGTGAGGCGGGTCAGGGGCTGCGTGAGGCTGTGGGCCTGCGCACCCCGCAGCAGATGGCACCCGATCAGCGGTCTCTGGCCGAGTTCACCTACTCTTTGGGCGGCGGTGCGGCAGCGGCTGCGACCCCGTTCGGCGCGGCGGCTGTGGGCCTGCAACTGCTGGAGCGCGGGGTCGGGAAGTGGCTCTCTGGCGCCATGCGTCAAGCTGCGCGCAAACCGCTTCTGACTGCCGGCATCGAGGGTGCCGGCGTCCTGTCTGCGGCTGCGGGCGCCGGGGTGGCCGAGGTGCTTGATCCTGGTGATCCCCTGACCCGCACCCTCGGGGAGATCGGCGGCGCCATCGTGGACCCGGTGGGTCGTGCCGTCTCCGCGTGGAACGTGGGCAACAAGTTGTTCAACGCCGCGATGGGGAAGTGGGGTCGCAATGCCACCGAGATGCAACTCTCGAAGCAGATCCTCGACGGCATCGCTGCCAGTGGTGGCGACCCGGCCCAAGTGATCAAGGTTCTGGAGGCCGGCAACCCTTACGGGCTCACGGCGGCGCAGTTGACCGCCGACGAGACCCTCATGGGTATGGAGCGGGCACTGTCAAAAAAGAGCGACGTGTTCCACCAGAACCTCAAGGAGCGCGGGTTCCTGGCGCGTCAGGCGATGACGGCGCAGATCAACATGCTCAAGATGGACGGCAAACCTGAGCATCTGGAGACCATCGCTCAGTTGCGCAAGGCCCAGTTCGACTCGCTCATGGAGGAGCGGGTGACGATCGCTACCGCGGAGGCGAAGCGCATCGTGGAGCAAGGGGTTCGCAAGGGTCTGAGCGACGAGGCTCTCGGGGAACTGAGCGCCCGGGCTCGCGCTGCGCTGGACACCGAACTCGACCGTGCCGAGGACTACGTGAGCGACCTGTACGCAAAGGTCAACCTCAAGATGCCGGTTCGACTGGACCGCACGCTGCAAGTGATCGACGACATCCTCTCTCGCTCGGCTGATGAGTTGAAGGGTCAGAAGATCCCCGATTACCTGACCCGCACGGTTGCTGCGGCGCGCAAGGCTGGCAAGGGTAAGGCCACCTACGACCCCGAGACGTTCGTGATCACGGATGCCGTGGACGGTCCTGCGATGTCGGACTCGCGCAACCTGATCGACATCCGGCGCCAGTTGCTCTCAGATGCCCGCGCTGCCGAGATCGACCCGGCCAAGGCGATGCAGGCGGGCCTGAACAAGCGCCTCCAGGCTGCGATCATGGACGACCTCGACGTTGCATTCAAGGAGGGCATGGACGAGTCCTACGACAACGCCCGTGCGGCGAATCGTGCAATGGCGGATGTGTTCGAGCGGTCGTTCGCCGGCAAGGCAATGGCCCTCGGGAAGCGTGGGAAGATCATCGACCCCCGCGAGATGCTCAAGCGTGCGTTTGCCACAGGGTCCGAGGCTGCGAGCATCAAACTCAGGGACCTCGAAGAAGCCACGCGATTCATGGTCACTCGCGGCATGGCTGACGAGGGTGCCACCGACATCATGCTCAAGGCTCAGGAGGATGCGCTGCGCCTGATCTCCACGGCATCCATGAAGGACGGGCGCATCAATCCCGACACGATGGTTGAGTACATCCGCAAGAACGGCGCCCTGTTCAACCGGCCCCCGTTCACCTCGGTACGCGACGACCTTCTCGAAGCCGTCAAATCGGAGAACGGTCTGCGCCGGCTGGAGGACTTCGTGAAGCGTCGGGAGAACGACATCGGCAAGAAGTCTGCGTTCGCCCGCATCGCCGGCACCGACCCCGTGGACTACGCGAGCAAGATCCTCGTGTCCACTGGGGATCAGGAGTCCATGTTCATCAAGATGTTCAACATGGCGAAGAAGGGCGGCACCAATCGCCAAGGGGTGCAGACCATCACGCCGGAACAAGGTGTCTCCAGTGCCCGGGCGTCAGTGCTCAATGCGGCCTACAACCGATCGGTCAGCGGTGGACAGTTCGACCTCGATAAGTTCCGCGAGTTGCTGTTCACCCCGACCGTGGCGGGCCAGAAGTCCCCGATCACAATCATGCGGGAACAAGGGGTCATGGACCCCGAGCACGTCAAGAATCTGAGCAGTCTGTTCAACACACTCAACACGCTCAAGATCGCCGAGCGCCAGGGTGTTGGTGTTGATGCGAAGCAGAACATCGGGGAACTTGGGCTTCTGCTGGGGGCCAAGATCCTCGCGTCCAAGGCTGCAAGTTGGATGCAGCGGGCAACGGGTCAAAGCGGTGCGTCGATCATCATCGCCGGCAACGTGGCGAAGGCCACCGAACAGGTCGTGTCGAAGATCCCCGCGTCCAAGGTGGACGAGGTGGCGATCCGTCTGATGAACGACCCCCAGGCCCTTGCGAACGTGCTCAAGAAGACCACCACGGCGCAGGACAAGATGATCCAGTTGAGCCGGTTCCATTCGTGGATAATCCAGACCGGGGTCGGAGCAACCCGGGACTTCGGACCCGTTGAGATGTTCTCGCAGTAAGGACTACCATGACCATCAGTACCACCGACTCGCGCATCTCGTACAACGGCAACGGGGTCACCACCGTCTTCTCGTTCCCGTACCGGTTCCTGACCAACGGGGACATCGTTGTGGTGAGTGTCAGTTCGACAGGTGTCGAGACCGTCAAGACCCTGACTACTGACTACACCCTGACTGGAGCGGGTGACGATGCGGGCGGCAGTGTCACGATGCTCGTGGCGCCGGCCAGCGGCACGCGCCTGATCATCTATCGGGACACGGACATCACCCAGGAGACAGACTACATCTCGGGCGACCCGTTTCCGGCCGAGACCCATGAGCGAGCACTAGACCGGCTCACCATGATCGCACAGGAGATAGGGTCCGATGCTGATCGGTCGATCAAGGTGCCGGTGGGCGACTCGTCGAGTCTGAGCACCACGCTTCCAGCAGCGGCCAATCGACTTGACCGTCTTCTTGCTTTTGATTCTGCGACTGGTGAGGTCGAACTGTCGGGAATCACACAGACGCAAATTGCCAGCGCCGTGGCTGCAGCCTATGCCGCAGGGTCTACCGCTGACGCAGTGACCTTCCTGCAAGCCGGCACGGGTGCCGTGTCCGAAAGCGTTCAAGTCGCGCTGCGCCGCTTTGTGCATATCGATCAGTTCGGCGCGGTGGGTGATAGCACGACCGACGACCTGATCCCGCTGACTCGGTTCTTTGAGTCGGCCATTGCAAACCCGGGAGTCCCGCACATTCTCGGGAGCGCGATCTACGCAACGACCGGAGCGCTACCGACGATCAACGTCAGCAACGTGATCATTCGTGGCGCAGGAAGCACCGTACACGACATCTCGCCGCTGATGAATGGGACGGTCATCAAATACACCGGCACAGCGGGGGCCACGGTACTGACCATCTCGTCTATCTCCGGTGGCTCTAACCAGATGGTTTCCAATGTGGAGTTTTCTGGCATCGGGATCAACGCCAACAGCCTCGCTGACTACGGTCTCATCACCAACAGTTTGCGCGACAGTCTGATCGATGTGGCGGTGTGCGACGCCAAGGTGGACAACTGGAAAATAGGGGTAGTTGCAACGCTTGGTGAGGCGACAGACTTCCGCAGAAACCGCATCCGATACACCGGGCGCAGCGTGGACTATGCGAGTGGTGTGCCGCTTCGGTTGACCGGGGACAGTTCGGCCAATGTGTCGTTCAATGTGTTCGAGGTTGTGGAAATCGTTCACAAGAACGGCATCGGGATCATTGAGGAAAACGCGGACAACAACCTCTGGCAGTCTGTTCGCGTGTACCGGGCCGCTGGCGGTTCTGCTACCAACTCAATTGAATGGCGAGGTGGCGCATCGGCTGGCGTTGCGTGCCGCGATGAGCGGTTCGTGAATCTCTCCACCACGGTCGCCGCAATTGCCAAGGGAACGGGAACATACACAGTCGGTGCGACGACCATCGTCATTGATTTTCTGGATGTGACCAACTCCACCCCGACGCCCACCGAGGAGACTGGTGCGACCATCATGGACGGGAAATGGCGCACATTCACTTCCACCATTACGGCGACGGCTGGCGCGTTCACCTCGGTGTCTGGTGCCATCCGGTATCTGCGTGAACTGCGACGCTGCCAGATCGAGTTGGTCATCGTCATCACGACTGCCGGCAGTGCGGCTGGTGCGGGGTCCACCATGACGGCGACTCTGCCTTGCACGGTCGGGAGTGCCGCAACTAGCCGGGCATTCGGGTCCGTATCGTCCACCGGAGTCGGCGTGTTGGGCACGTTTGTCGCGGCCGGCACCACACTCAACTCGATTGCCTTGGTGACCGGGGCGACCGCGGTGGTCAACGGCTACACGATCGTGATGAATGGTGTTTGTGAGACGGCGTAATGAGGGCACTTCGAGACTGGTGGTTCTGCTTCCAGTGGAAGCGCAGGGCGCGTGCTGACAAACGGGCGGGAAGATGGCCGTTGTGATGAAAGCGAGCGATGCAGGATGATGAGAAAATCACAGACTCTGAGTGGCTGCGACTGCAGCGGGTTGAACACGACAGGAGGAAATGGCTATGGGCGCGGCTGAAGTCATTGGGTGGGTGGATCGTCGGAGTTCTAACCGCGATGTGGGCCACCGTCGACGCCGTGGGGAAACTGCTCGACTGGGTTCGCCGATGACTCGCAAGACCGCGGATTGGCTCCACCAGTACCGCTGGTGGCCATGGCTGCTCACGCTGCTGATCCTCCCGATCCAACTGTGGCCACCGTCGTACTGGTTCGAGGTGCGCTCGGTTCTCGTGTCCAGCGTGAAGCAGGGAGACCCGGTGACCATGGTCGTGGAGCGCAACATCAAGCGCCCGTTTCGTGGCGACTGGGATGTCACGATTCGTCAGTGGGATGGTGCCGGGTGGGTGACGTACTGCAACGCCAACGGGGCGAGCAACTATCGCCCAGATGCTCGGTTCCCGGTTCCGCTGACGCTGAAGTGGTGGACCGATGGTCAGTGCACCAACTTCGACAATGGGCGATACAAGGTCACGACCACATGGCGCGTGCTCGACATCCCACTGATTCAGGATCGCGTGATCACGGTTGACAGCAACGTGTTCGAGGTGCACCCGTGACCCTCGCTGAAATGCTCGAACGGGACGAGGGTCGGGTGCGCCATGCGTACCAGGACCACCTCGGCTACTGGACCATCGGGGTTGGGCGCCTGATCGACCAGCGCAAGGGAGGCGGGCTCTCGGAGGATGAGATCGACTACCTCCTGCACAACGACATCCGGCGCAAAACAGCCGAGGTCGCCAAGGCCCTGCCGTGGCTCTCCAGCCTCAACGGAGCCCGTCAGGCAGTGCTGGTGGGCATGGCGTTCCAGATGGGCACCGAGGGCCTCCTGAAGTTCAAGAACACCCTTGCTATGGTGCAGGCCGGCGACTTCGAGGGTGCAGCCAAGGGGATGCTCCAGAGCCTGTGGGCCCGGCAGACGCCAGAGCGGGCGACTCGGATGGCCGAGCAGATGCGAACCGGAGAGTGGACATGAACCCCTTGCTTCTCGGGCCTCTCTTTGACCTCGGCGGCAAGATCATCGAGCGCATGTTCCCGGATCCATCGGCCAAGGCTGCTGCGGAACTGGAACTGCTCAAGATCGCTCAAGCCGGGGACCTGCAGACCGTTTTGGCGCAGCTTGAGATCAACGCCAAGGAAGCCCAGCACCCTAGCATCTTCGTCGCAGGCTGGCGACCGTTTGTCGGCTGGTGCTGCGGCACTGGGCTGGCCTACGCCACGATCGGTCATAACGTCCTGTCATGGCTTGCCGTGGCGAAGGGATGGCCTGCGCCGCCTGCTGTGGACTCCGATGTGCTGATCTACACGCTGGGCGGGCTTCTCGGGATCGCGGGGCTCAGGTCAGTCGAGAAGGTAAAGGGCGTGGCCTGATGACCAGTCCGGGAATGGCTCTGGTGTAGGTCGTGATCTGCGTGGCCTTTGCACCCTTGAATCCAGCATCGGCCTTCACCTGACTCAGGTAGAACTCCCGGGCCAGCACCCCGGGGCACGCGGAGAGGTCGAAAGCGTTGCCGTGGGACTTGGGGATGCTGGTTCCGGGCCAGTAGGCTTGGTGGGTCATATCACTCGCTCCTCGGTTGTGAACCTGTGGCCGTTGGCGCACTCGTACCTGCGGCGCCGGGTGCCGTCTCGCCGGGTCCGGGTCTCCAGGCAGAAGGACCATGCCTTGCAGTGGGGGCACTTCATTTGCGCGGCTCCGTAATCGCACGCAGATGCGGGTGATCCAGAGGCGCGGGGCGTGACGCCTGGATGCACTGATCCGCGGCAGCATGATCCTCCTTGCGGCTCAGGTCCTTGTCGAAGTCTTCCACGGGCGCATGCTTCAGTTCCCACGAGAACCAAATGATGAACAGGATGGCGCTCGTGACGCCGATGACCCACCAGATCATGATGTGCTCCTTTCGAGGCGGTTGAAACCAGTGTTCAAATCAGCACCGTCGTCAACCACGCGGACCGATCCAATGGGTCGAATCACCAACCTGATGACAACCTGCTCTCCCAAGTCATAGTTCGTCTCGCGACGTAGTTCAATGTTGTGCAGCAGCCAATCTGGCGCAACCCGGGTCATCAGCGGACCCAGCGCCTCACGAAACTCCAAAACCATCTGGCGAGCATGCGCATCCGCATATGAGGTTCTCATGACTCCCTCGCTTTCAGTTGACGCACGACATCAGTGTGATACCGCATCATGGCTTGGTGATACTCGGCAGCAGCCAAGTGCTTGACCCACTGGCGCTCGGACTCCTCGATCTGCCGCTGCGCGAGGGTCTTGGCGCTGGGGAGGCGGAACAGTT